AAACGGCGAATACAAAAAACCTCAACACATAAAAGCAAATGGTGAAGTTAGACCTGGTCTATATGTTCAGACAGGTAACAAAAGAGTTTTTTGGGCTAGAGAAAAAGGTTATACTCACATTGAGGGATATTTGATTGTAAACAGAGAAGACAAAGCGAAGCTTAGAAGTCAACTACATATACCACATGATGAGGCACCTAGATGAAATTAGTTAAAGGTTGGTATTTACCAGATTATGATACTCATTTTGAATCTATGTTGAAAGAGGTTAATGGTGAGTTTACATATCAACAATCACATAGAGATTATGTTTTAGATTTTGTAGATAAATTTGATGTTGCAATTGATGTGGGTGCAAATGTAGGTTTTTGGTCAAAAGATTTTTGCAAAAAGTTTAAGACAGTTTGGGCATTTGAACCAGTGCAAGATATTATAGAGTGTTATAAAAAAAACATGGTAGATTATGATAATTGGCATATGGAAGAAGTTGGTTTATCAGATGAACAAGCTGAAAATGTAAGACTATTTAAAGGTATTGACAATTCAGGTGGCGGTTCATTGATGGAAGGATTTGAAAGTGCAAGCAGTCAAGTTGAATATATAGATATTAAAAAATTAGATGATTATATTAATGATTTTGATACTGTAGATTTAATAAAAGTAGATATACAAGGACATGAGTATGAATTTTTAGTAGGAGCTATGAGATTTTTAGAAGTATTTACTCCTACTATATCACTTGAATTACCAACAAGAGATAAAGAAGAAATAGATTATAAACAAAAAGCGGTTACACTTTTAAGTGGTTTAGGTTACAATGAAGTAGGCCGTCATAAGAAAGATACAGTATTTAAAAAATGAACATTGCAGTAGTAACTACACTTAACAAAAAACTATATAAACAATATGGTCATAAGTTTTTCGAAACTTATAATTGGCCGTTTGATTTAATTGTATATAGTGAAGATATGATGGATATACCAAACTCTAATATCATTGTTAGAAGTTTATTTGACGAAGTGCCTCAATGTGAGGATTTTGTAAAAAGAAATAAAGATAGACCTGTTGAAGATTCAACTGATGGTTTTTTACAAGACGCTGTAAGATTTTGTTATAAGGTTTATTCATATACAGACCAAATAATTCATAACGAAGATTATGACGGTATCATTTGTATAGACGCAGATAGTGTATTTTATAAATCAATTGATGTAGAATGGTTAACACAAAATATTCATAAAAGTGATTGTATGATGACCTACTTGGGTAGAGGTAAACAATATAGTGAATGTGGTTTTTTATATTTTAATATGAAACATAGTCACACAAAAACTTATGCAGAGGCCGTAAAGTCTTTGTATGATACAGATAGACTATATGAACTAGTTGAGAAACATGATAGTTTTATATGGGACTATGTAAGAAAAAGATTTGAACAAGACGGTATTAAGAACCATAATATTGGTGACGGAAAACCAGGTCATGTTCAGGCTAGGTCTGTACTAGGGACTGTGTACGACCATATTAAGGGGCCAAAAAGAAAGAAACTATTGAGAAGTCCAGAAGCGAGAATTAATGATTAATGTTTTTATAGGTTACGATAGTAAAGAAAAAGTTTCTTTTAATGTATTATCATATAGTATATTAAAGAACTCAACTAAACCTGTTGCTATTACACCAATCTATTTACCTAATATAAAAGATGATTTTGTAAGAGAAAGGAATAATTTATCATCTACTGAATTCAGTTTTAGTAGGTTTATTATACCACATCTTATGAATTATCAAGGTTGGGCATTGTTTATGGATTGTGATATGTTGATGGAGGCTGATATTTCTGAACTATGGCGATTGCGTGACGATAAGTATGCCGTTCAAGTTTGTAAACATGATTACACACCAAAGAGTAAAGTAAAGTTTTTAAATCAAGTACAGACAGTTTACCCTAAAAAGAACTGGTCTAGTTTTATGTTAATGAATTGCAAAAAATGTAACACATTAACTCCTGATTATGTAAATAGGTCGAGTGGTTTGGAACTACATCAATTTAAGTGGCTAGAAAGTGAAGATTTAATTGGTGAACTACCATTAGAATGGAACTGGTTAGCAGGTGAATATGAAACAAAAGACGATATTAAAAATGTTCACTTCACAGAGGGTGGTCCATGGTTTTCAGAATATGAACATTGCGACTATTCAACAAACTGGTACAAATACTATTCAGAGTGTTTTCAAATTAGATTAAAATGAGGTAATAATGTTATATGGTTTTGGCACAAGACGAATACTTACTTGCTTTATGGAACCGTTTGTTAAACAGGCCGGTGGAAAATGGCATCAATTTAAAGATGTCGAAGGTGATAGATATGGCAAAACACATTGGTATGATTTTAATTTTAAAGATTGGTTAAAAGAAGAAGAACCAGGCGAACCAGTTGTATTTGGTAATTTAAGAGGCACAGCGGATATAATTAGAGCTGCTGAAAAAAATAACATTAATTATTATTATTTTGACCATGCTTATATGTACAAAGCATATGTGCATAGACCTGATCCTGTTTTTAATAAAAGATTTTATCGTATCACAAAAAATGGTGAACAATTGACTAAATTTATTAATTGGAAACAATCGCCTGATTTAATAAAAAGAATTCAAAACTTTGAAAAGATACAAAAAATAAAAATTAATTTAAACTTGTATGGTAAAGGTAGTAAGATTTTAATATTACCACCAACACAATTTATTTGTGAGTATCATCAACTAGGTACTGAAGATGAATGGATTGATAATACAATACAAGAAATTAAAAAATATACTGATAGAGAAATAGTTGTTAGAAAGAAGCCAGCTATAGGTGAAACAGCACCTATATCTTTTGAAGAACATTTAAAACAAGCATTTTGTGTAGTAACATATCAAACATCAGCTGTTACTGAAGCAATACGATATGGTATACCTGTATTTTGTTCAGAGTATTCATGTGCTAAACCTGTATCAAAAACAGATTTATCACAAATAGAACTACCATATTATCCTACTGAAGAAGTAATAAGATATTGGATTAATAGTTTATTGACAGCTCAGTTTACTGAAGAAGAAATAACCGGTGGCAAAGCAAAAGAAATTATAGATAGTACACAATGATAATTACGCATGAAATGAAATGGGGCGATTGCCTATCACATCAAATTTGGCCTGAAATAAAAAAAGGATGGAAAGATGAAGATAAAAATATTCATTTCTTTTGGGGTTTAGGTGGTTCTAATGTTGCAGATATAAAAGAGTGTGAAAGATTAAATGAAGAATGGTGGTATGTAGATACTGGATATTTTACTGAACAAATTATTAGATACCCTAAACCTGAAATTCATAATTATGCAAGAACTTATTTTAGAATTATAAGAGGTGGTATTCATACAGGTGGTGGTGTTTATATTCCAGAAAGTACAAGATTAAAAGAATTACAAGACAAGGCAATCGTAGGTCCGTTTCAAGGTTGGTCTAAAGGTAGAAATAAAATATTAGTATGTCCTTCATCTCCTACGGTAACTTTTCATATTAACGGTATATCTCAACAAGAATGGATTGACCAAGTTGTTGCACAATTAAAAGAACATACTGATAGAGAAATAGTTGTTAGAAATAAACCAAGACCTGGTAATCAATGGTTTGGTACAGATATAAAAGATGATTTAAAAGATACTCATGCTTTGGTAACTAATATGTCATTATCAGCTATTGACGCTATTATGAATATGGTGCCGGCATTTACACATCAAAGAAATGTTGCCTCACAGGTAACAAGTAGAGATATAAGAAAAATTGAAAAACCTTTTAAACCTGGTGTAAAAACAATGAGAGAGTGGATGATGGTTATGTCTGAACACCAATTTACTCTTAACGAAATCGGAAGTGGAGTAGCCTATGAAGCTCTCAAAAAACAGTATGAAAATAAGGTACTATAAAGATATAAAAGGTACAAGATGGATAGGTTTTGGACTTGCTATGATAAGTGTTTACATCTTATCAAGTGCCAACATTGCGACACAATGGGTTGGTTGGACTTTTAGTATTATCGCCTGTGTCA